CCTCTGTGTGAGTATGTAACATCTATAAAGAATTGTCAAGCAAATGCTGAAGTAAAATCTCAACCAGCTGACCTAATGAAAAAGGCGCAGTTATCTGCGTCTCGTCAACTAATGTACGGTTACTACGAAGCTATGACAGACCGTCCAGTTGTCGTTGATAAAAGTAGACAATGGATGTGGGAATACGATTTACTCAAACAGATTATTGGCACTACTCCAAAAATGATTTGTATGATTCGTGATTTAAGAGATGTCTTCACAAGCATGGAAAAGAATTGGAGAAAGAATCGGCATCTGCCACAGGGGCCTGATAATACAGCAACCCTTGAAAATATGACCGTAGAAACCCGGGTTGCGCATTGGTCTCATAGTATGCCTGTAGGATATTCGACCGAACGTCTTAAAAGTGCAGGTGAACTAAATCAGCTTCAGGATGTCTTTATACTTCGATACGAAGATTTAACAATGTATCCGAACGAGTGCATGCAAAAATTATACGAGTATCTTGAATTACCTTTCTTTGAACATGACTTCAATAACATTGTAAAAGAAGTTAAAGAGGATCATCAATGGCACGGCATCTTTGGAAACCATGACGTTAGAAAAGAACTTAAGCCATCCGTATCAGACTACGAAGAAATTATCGGAGAAGCTGTTGGGAAAAAGGTTATTGATGGACACGAATGGTTCTTTAGAAAGTTTTATCCCGAAGCGTTAGATACTTCGGAAAGCAAAAGCGTATAAATAGAAGAAATAACGGAGATTTAACATGCAAGTGTTTCCAACAGCTTTACAGGCGACAAATTCGACAGTAGCAGCTTCATATAATAGTACAAAAGTGTACGCAGTAAATACAGCTGCTGCAGCCACAGAGTATTTAATTACTATTAAAGAAGGTTCAACCACTGTTGCAACAATTACTATTGAAGGCCAGCAGGCTATGGTAATAGGTAAAAGTAGAACTAATACGATTGAATCAGCTAATGCTGCGGTTAAGTTCACACCTTGTGGCCCATCAAGTGAATAATAATGGCTAATCCAAATTCCAGACAATCGTTAATTGATTACTGTTTGAGAGCTCTTGGCGATCCAGTAATTGAAATTAATGTTGATGAAGATCAACTTGAAGATCGTATTGATGAAGCTTTACAGTTTTATCAGGAGTATCACGGTGATGCAGTAAGACGTACGCTTAGATATCATAAGATCACCCAAGATGACTACGATAGAGCAAATGACTCACCGTTTGGTTCAAATCGTGGTTCACCAGAATTTAGCATGTATATTGATATTCCAAATAATACAAACATGCTTTCTATTAATCGAGTTTTACCCTTACACGATTCGGGTACAACAAACCTTTTCTCTATTGATTATCAATTACATTTGAATGACATCTTCGATCTTGGAGGGCCCTATGGTGGAGGTCTTGTCAACTATGAAATGACAAAGCAGTATATGTCATTGATCGATAGAAATATCAATGGTGTATGGGAGCCACTACAATTTTCAAGACATAAGAATAGAGTATATTTTTATTCTGACTCTTTAAGAAAAAGAAAAGTAGGTTCAGTAATTATTTTTGATGGGTATGAGATTATCAATCCAGACTCGTTCACAGATGTTTACAACGATTACTTTCTTAAAAAATATGCAACGGCTTTGATAAAAAGACAGTGGGGATTAAACTTAATTAAGTTTGAGGGAATGCAGCTTCCAGGCGGTGTATCAATCAATGGTGAAAGAATCTTAACAGACGCCAATGAAGAGATTTCCAAACTTGAAGAAGAGATGCACCTTCGGTTTGAAGAACCCCCGCACTTCGTAATAGGATAATGAGATGCCTCGTAATGTTTACTTTAGTCAAGGAACAACGCCAGAACAGAACCTCTATGAAGATATAATCATAGAGGCTTTAAAAATCTATGGGCATGAAACCTATTATATTCCTAGAAAGATTGTAAACGAAGATAGCATCTTTGATGAGGATCAACTTAGTTCCTTTGGTTCTGCATACATGATCGAAGCCTATATTGAAGGTGATGGATACGAGGGCGATCAAGAACTACTAACTAAGTTTGGCTTAGAAGTAAGAGACCAACTTACACTTGTTATATCCAACCGCAGATGGGAACAACTCATCGGTAGGCATGTAAGTTCTGACACTAATTTAAATCGAAAAGTCGTACGGAGACCATTGGAGGGCGACCTAATTTATGTTCCTACGATTAAAGGTTTATTTGAAATCCAGTTTGTGGAAGACGAAGACCCATTTTATCAGTTACAGAATCTTCCAGTTTTTAAACTAAGACTTGAACTATGTGAGTTCGGCGGTGAAGATATCGATACAGGTGTCGAAGCAATTGACACATACGAAACAGACTTTGCAGTAAGAACATTATTAGGTCTTGGTTCGGGAACAGGTACATTTGAAATTGGTGAGGATGTCACACAGGCTCAGGATGGTGGAATAACTATTTCGGGAGAAGTTGCCTCTTATGACTCACCTGTTCTAAGTGTATATGGTATGTCTTCAAGATCGGATGACACTCCGACAGGATTTGCTGTTACGGGTGGGGACATTGGAAATATTATCGGTGCAGATTCGGGAGCATCGTATGCAATTACAGACCTAACACCAGAATCTTCTGACTCACCATTTGCAGCTATGGATGATACCGATCAGTTTGCAGATAACGAAGAATTTGAAACTATAGGAAATAACTTTATCGACTTTACTGTATCAAACCCATTTGGAATACCAGACACGGTGTAATAATATGTTATCAGGCGTACATTTTTATAATCAGACACTAAAGAAAGCTGTATCAGTTTTTGGAACTTTGTTTAATAACATTAAAGTTGTTAAGCCGGGTAAAGCTGAAATACGCGTTCCAATTTCATACGGCCCAATGCAAAAGTTTTTAGCACGTATTGAAGATGCTGGAAGTGATACAGATCGTATTGCAATTAAGTTACCGAGAATAAGTTTTGAAATAACATCTATTGACTATGATGCGGAAAGAGCATTGGGTAAACTCAATAAAGTGGTTACGGAAATACCTACACAAGCTGGCGGTAAAAACAAAACTATGTTTGCCGGTGTCCCTTATCAGATAGGATTTCAATTAAACATTATCGGAAAAGATCAGGATTCGTGTCTCCAAATCTTAGAACAGATTCTTCCTACATTCAAGCCAGAGTACACTATTTCGATTAGAGATATGGAAGCACCTGGCAAGAGTATGGATGTTCCTGTTGTTCTTAATTCAGTTAGTTTTTCTGATGACTACGAAGCTGACTTTACTACAAGAAGAACCCTTGTATATACTTTAGAATTTACAATGAAAGTTAAGTTCTATGGAACAGTTGTTCAATCACCAATTATTAAAACAGTACAAGCATTTTTACATGACTCACCTAACAGTGATGCAATTGTTCAAGAAACCTCTTCATTAAGTGGTATTCAGTCCACATTGGACTCACCAACAGATTCGCCAAATTCATTTACAGCACCTACAACCTTTGGGTTTGATTCTCCGACAAGATAATGAGCAAAGAAGATATAATGAAAGCGTTGGAAGAGAATATGGATATTCTTCCAGCCAAAAAGAAAGATGTGTCGAATGAAGATATCGTACACGATACCGAAACAGACGTAGAGTTTGTACGCGATACACTCAAAGACCTAGTGAATAAATCATCTGAGGCACTTGACCATCTATCTATTATCGCACAAGAGACCGAACATCCTCGTGCTTATGAAGTACTTTCAAATATGATAAAACAGACAGGTGATCTTACCACAGAGCTGTTAGATGTTCAAAAGAAAAGAAAAGATATTACACAAGAAAAGAGTTCAGCCAACAATCAGTCAACGACAAACAATGCTATCTTTGTTGGTTCTACTAAAGAACTTCAACAGATGTTAAAGAAAGCACAAGATGTCACAGAAGAATAACGGCGGATATCTTGGTAATCCACTCATTAAAGCAGATGGATTTGTTCATAACTTCACTCAAGAAGAAGTTAGCGAATACTTAAAGTGTTCAAAAGACCCCATTTACTTTGCTGAAAAATATGTTAAAATAACAACCCTTGACAAAGGTTTATCGGAGTTTACGCCCTATGACTATCAAAGAGATATGTTCCAGCACTTTAACGACAATCGGTTCTCTATTGTGCTTGCTTGTCGCCAAAGTGGTAAATCTATTAGTTCGATTATCTACATTCTTTGGTATGTATGTTTTCATCCAGACAAGACAGTTGCAGTATTAGCCAACAAAGGTGCTACTGCGCGGGAAATGTTAGCCCGTATTACTCTTGCCCTTGAACACTTACCTTGGTTTTTGCAGCCAGGATGTAGAGAGTTAAATAAAGGTTCTATTGGTTTCTCAAACAACTCAAAGATTCTGGCAGCTGCAACATCCGCATCTTCTATTCGTGGTTTGTCTGTCAACTTACTTTTCCTTGACGAGTTTGCTTTCGTTGAAAATGCTAATGAGTTCTATACTTCTACCTATCCTGTAATTACAGCGGGTACAGAAACGAAAGTGATTATTACATCTACAGCCAACGGTGTAGGAAACCTGTACTATAAACTGTACGAAGGTGCAGTACAAGGACTCAATGACTTCAAAGCATTTCGTGTTGACTGGTGGGACGTGCCGGGGCGCGACGCAGAGTGGAAGAGAATGACAATTGCTAATACTTCTGAGCTCCAGTTTGAACAGGAGTTTGGCAATAACTTTATTGGTACGTCTAATACTCTAATATCTTCAAATGCTATCCTTGGTTTACAAGCACGATCACCATCAAGAAAAAGTACAAAGGGTGTCTGTTATTACGAAAATCCTATCAAAGACGAAACGTATATAATGACGGTCGATGTCTCAAAGGGCAGAGGACAAGACTATTCGACATTCAATGTGGTTAAGATAACAGAAAACGGATACTTTCAAGTTGCGACATATCGGGATAATATTATCTCGCCGTTGATCTTACCAGATATTGTTGTATCAGTTGCAAAGGAATATAACGATGCACTTATACTCGTAGAAAGTAACGACGTTGGCCAAGTTGTATGTAATGCTATTTACTATGAGTATGAGTATGAAAACCTTTTTGTAGAATCAACTGTAAAATCTTCTGGAATTGGAATTACGATGACGAAGAAGATTAAACGAATAGGTTGCTCAAATTTAAAAGACTTGATAGAAATGGATAAGTTAATTGTAATTGACAATGATACAATCTCTGAGCTGTCAACCTTTGAAGTAAGAGGATCGAGCTACCAGGCAAGTCAAGGTAATCACGATGACTTAGTTATGAATTTAGTTTTATTCTCATGGTTTGTTTCCTCCGAAGCATTTGGAAATATTGCCACTAAAGATTTAAAACAGATGTTATTCAATCACTCGATTCAAGAAGCAGAGGAAGACCTAGCACCGATAGGTGTAATTCAAGAAGAGAGAGCAAGAGGGGTTACAGTTTACGATGAATTGGCTCAAGCACAGCGTGAGTTTAGAAACCTCTAATACCTACTATTTATAAATAGAGTAGTTATTGAGGTACTTACTTATTATGGAAAAAAACTTATAATTCTAACCAAAGGACAAAGAAATGGCATTCCAAGTTTCTGCTGGGGTCGAAGTTAAAGAAGTCGATCTCACAAACGTAGTTCCAGCGGTTTCTACCTCTATAGGTGGTTATGCTGGCCAGTTCAGATGGGGGCCTATTAATCAGATTAAACTGATTAGCTCCGAAGATGAACTAGCAGGAGAGTTCGGTAAACCAAATGATTATTACGCTAAATCATTTTTTACCGCGGCTTCATTCCTAAAATACGGCAACGCTCTTAAAGTTGTTCGTACTAAAACTGACGGTGCATTAAATGCATCTTCATCAAGCCCTGGCGGAAGGCTGTTAAGTCTTAACGTCAAAACATTCACAGGCGAAGCAGATAACTCACCACTGGGTAATATCAATGCAGCTTCCGACTTAGGAGAATTTACAATTGCTTCTAGTGTTGGTAACGGTGCAGTGATTAGACCACAGTATGAGGTATCTAGTGCTGCAGCTAATACGTCACACCTCGGAAGTGGTTATGAAACCGATGATTCGGGTGAAGTAACTGTTAGTGTTGGAGAGAATCAAACTTTGGTTCTTGAAGTCACTGCTGGTGGAGACGGAGTACCGGACTCATTAGCTGTTAAATCAGGCAAAAACGTTACATTGAACTCACCATCATTCTTCTCTGCAGTAGCTACAAGCTCAACTGCCGATGCAGGAGCTGGTTCTGATGGTTCATCTGGTAGCGGATTAAAGGTTGATTTGGTGTATCAGCTCAAGTCATTTGCAATTGATAATGGCGGAACTGGATACGCAACCACAGACGGTGTAACTGCTGGCGGTGGTACTGCAATTGATATCGGTGATTCACCTAAATTCAAAGTGTTGTTTAAGGGCGAAGAAATTTACCCAGCATCAACTAATCAGTCTAACAGTCCTGTAGGATATGCAATAGCTCCTTCATTGTCATCTCCAGGCTCAAACACAGCAACTCTTATCGAAAACGAAGACAAGTTCGACGAGATTCAGAGTTCTCTTGGTGCAACCTCTATCTTCTCAAGATATGCGGGTACATTAGGTAGTGAAACAAAAGTATATGTTGTTACTTCAACTAACTTCGCTACTCTCACACTTGATGGCGTAACTACTAAGGTAGGTGCATCGTTTGACGGCGCTCCTGGCACGGACGAAATCCATATTCTTGTTACATCTTCAGCGGATGCATTGACAGG